TAGGTGCTTTAGAATCTATGAGAATGAATAAACCTACTCCATTAAGTAATATTGGATTTGCTAACGGTGGATTCACCAGCGGAAATAATTTAGATTTATCGGACATGGAAAGCAGAATTAGTAATGCAGTTATATCATCAATTGGAGCTATAAAAGTTCAAAATGTTGCTACTGATACGACCACAGAAGCGGTAAAAGTGAATAATATCATGAGTGAGGCTACTTTTGGATAGAAGCGATTTATTAACACAAATAATTAAAGGGTATTACTTAAAAGTTTTACCCTTTTTTTATTGCTTTTTTTTACTAAAACTATGTAAGTAATTGATTAGTAAATAATTAACGTGTTAAGACTACTTCAAGAGGTGTTCAAGAGGTGTTCAAGAGGTGTTCAAGACTACTTCAAGAGGTGTTCAAGACTAGTTCAAGACCTGTTTAACTAAATATAGAATAGAATAGAATAGAAGATATTATAAGAGAGTTAAAATTTTTTATATTTACTTTTATGTTTATCACAAACTTATTTGGAAGAGCAAAAAACATTAATTCTACTTTAGCAACAGAAAGACAAAAAAAAGTTAGATTGAGGTTATGTAATGTTTGTCCAAAAAAAAGAAATGATTTTATTTTTTTATATTTCTTTAAAAAAAAAGGGGTATCTCAATGCTCAATTTGTAAATGTGCTTTGTTAGATAAAATTTTATGGAATGATGAAAAGTGTCCTTTAGCAAAATGGTAGATTTTAATCCAGAAGAAAATATGAGAAGTTTAGACGATCAAACTAAACAACTAATTAAAGAAGCTGTTAAAAAAACTTATTCTAAGTTTATGCCTAATAGCAAAAGTTTAGAATATCTTTTTGAAAAGTTTAAAGAATTAATAGAGCCTAATTTTGAAGTATCATGTGGAAAGTGCCGAACAAGAGTAATAAACTTCTTCCATCAGAGGTCAAAGAACTGGTAGATGTTTTAAGCGATACTCTTTTCAGTTACGTAGATAAAGCTGAGAATGGTAGGCATGCTGCTACTATTTTACTTCATGCTGGATTGATAGATGAAAGAGCAGTTAGAAACTTAGCCATAGTAAGAGATTACTACATCATGAGAAATATGCCCTTAAATAAAATGAGAGATATTTACTATAATCTTTCTGTTAAGTATGATGTGTCAGTAGTGTTGATACAAAAGATAATCTTAGATAAAAAATAATTATTATATTTAATCCTGTAGTTACTTTTGCAGAAAGTTTAAGCGTGGTTTTTTAGAGGGTTAATAGCCCTCTTTTTTTTGTATAACTTTTTTATACATTTTTTTAATAATGTTTTTCTAACATTGTTAAAATGAATTGGTATTCTATAAATAATTCAATTAATAATAAGCTATCAATTGCGATAGATGAGGAAATTGGCTCATTCGGAATAGATGCTAAAAGCTTTATTGATGAGGTAAAGGCTTCTGGCTCTAAAGATATTGAGCTAACTATAAATAGTGGAGGTGGATCTGTATTTGATGCTCTTGCTATTTACGACTTTTTGAAAAACTCTAATTATACTGTAAATGTTAAGATTGAAGGGCTCGCTGCTAGTGCTGCTACTATTATCGCTCTTGCTGGTGGTAGTAAGCCTGTTATGACTGAAAACAGTTTTTTTATGATTCATAATGCCTGGATGCCAGTAGTATCTATGAGTGGTATGAATAGCGATGAAATTAGAGAATACACAGAGGAGTTAGAAAAGCAAGCGGAATTAATGGATAAGATTAATTTAAAACTTGCTAAGATTTATTCTAATGCTACTGGTGTAGAGTTATCAGAGATTCAATCTATGATGGCTAATGAAACTTGGTTAACAGCTGAAGAGGCTAAAGAGTACAATTTTATAAGTGAAATAGAAGTAGCTTTAGCAATTGCTGCTTATGCATCTCCTAAAGAGTTAGCTAAGAAAGGGTACAAAGTACCATCAAATTACGTAAATCAATTAAATAACGTGAATATGTCTGAAAACAAAGATGGTCTATTAGACCAACTAAAGGCTTATGTTTCTGATTTGTTAGCTCCAAAAGCTGAAGCAGTAGAAGAAACAGTAGAAGAAACTCAAGAGGTAGAATCTACTGAAGAACTTACTGAAGATGTAGAAGAGGAGGTATCTGAGGAAGTAACAGAAGAGCCTAAGGATTCAGTAGATGTAGAAGCTATCAAAGCAGAATTAATGGCTGAGGTTAAAGCATCTATTGAGGCTAAAGATTCTGAATTAGCAGAATTAAAAAAAGAATTGGATAAAGCGAAAGCATCTAGAAAGCCATTAGAGGCTAAGGAAGATGTTGTTAACCCTGAAGCTAAAAGCGAAGAAGTGGATGAGTTAGGTGCTGCAATCCTTAATATTTTGAAATCTTCGTATAAAGCTTAATTAATAAATTTTAAAAAATGGCAAATTTTATTACACAATCAATTTCGTCTACTTACGCTGGACAGGAATTTACAGAAATCTTATTCGCTCCTCAAGAGGGTAGCTCAGATTTAGCTGGTATTAGAGTAATACCAAACATTAAAGTTAAGGCAAACATGTACCTTAACTCATCTCTTACGAAAATCGTAAGAAAGTATTCAACTTGCGGTTTTTCTGCTACTGGTGGAGTAACTTCAGTATCTGATAGAACTTTAGAAGTTGCAAAACTTAAAGTAAACCTTGAAGAGTGCGGTGATGCTTTTTATGGTACTATATTTGAAGAGTTTTACGGTTCAGGAACATCTATTGATGATTTAACTGATACTGTAGTAGGTGAGGTTGCTAGAAAGAGAGTTGCTGAAGCAATCGCAGATGATAACGGGAGAATGGCTTGGTTTGCTGCTTCTACTGCTGCTTCTTCTGATTTTGACCAGTTTGATGGTTTTGTACAGTTATTTGTAGACAACTCTGCTTCTTTAGGTAAGTATGTTGAAATGACTGCTATATCTAACATTGAAGATACTAATGGAGATTTAGTTGCTGATGGTGCTTACACTTTGTTAAAGTCTGCTTACGAGAATCAAACTAAAGTTTTAAGACAAATGCCAAACGCATCTAAGAGCTTTAGAGTTACTGCTACAATCGTAGATAACTTAATGACTACTTATGAGCAGTTAGGTACTGGTAATGCTTTAGGGCTTCAGTTACTTAAAGATGGTCAATCTTTATCTTTCAGAGGTATTCCAGTTATAGAAGTTACTGGATGGGATACTCAGTTAGCTGATGCTACTAATCCTAATGGAAACATAGGAAAGAATATGCTAGTTTACACAGTAGATGATAACTTGGTTATTGGAACTGATGTTGCTGATGCTGGATCTCAATTGAAGTTTAGAAGTAATGATGATGACGATGAGTTGTTAAAGATTATTGCTAAGTACAAAATGGGTGCTCAGTTTGTATTTGGAGAATTAATATCTTTCTATTACTAAAATATAAAGCCCTCTTTCGGGAGGGCATTTTTTTAACTAATTAAATTTTTTAAAATGGCAGAAATTACAACTGATATTTTACTAGCATGTAACGATGAAAACCGCAGAGGTGGTATTAAAAGAGTATTCGTTATAAACAAGGATGATATTACTAGTTTTACTGCTTCTACTGATAATCATAGTTATACAGCTGTTACTTTGAGTACAACTGATGACAAATTTTACGAGATAGAAGGAGAATTAGAAACTAAGAGTTATTCATCTGAAGGAAGTAGAGAGAATGGATCTATTTCTTATGAAACTTCTTTAGAAGTATTTGCTCCAAAAATGGAGAAAGTTAAAGCAAAGGGTATTAACTCTTATGTAGAGTCATGTGGTTTAGTAGTTGTGTTTGAAACATACAACAAAGAAACTAATGATAATAAAGCTTTTGTATTAGGATATGATGAAATTATGGGAGTAGATGCTTCTGTAGATGCTATCGCTAATGAAGTTTTAGAAGCTGAGGTACAAGGGCAAAACGGTTATACTGTTACTTTTGCTGGAAAGCAAGCTCAACCAGTTAGAGAGTTTGTAGGTTCTATTGAAACTAACTCAAGCGGTACTGTATCATTCGGTTCATAATATTGCATAATTTGGTTTATGATTGGATAGTTACTTGGTAACATGGGAGAGTTAATAGCTCTCCCTTTTTATTTTTATGTAACTCTTAAAAGAAAATATTTTTATTATATTTGATAATATGAAAAAATTTATTATAGAGCCTAGCTTCTTAGGAAAGAAAATAACAGGTAAAGTAGGAGTTATCTACCTTACTGATAAAACTAGCCAGAAAGACTTAAAGAAGTTGTATAGTGCTGGGTTTAATAATGTTGTTAAAGTAGAAGAGGTTAAAGATGAGCCAAAAGAAGATAAATAATATTAAGGCTAGTAGTGTTAAATCTGATCCGATTACTACTCCTATAATTAAAAAAGAAAAAGAGCCTAATCAGAATATAGAGCAAAGATGGATTCCATTTTTCCAGGATTCTGATAATATTTATGTAAATGATTTAGCAAAAAGAGCTAGAAGGTCATCTACTCATTCTAGTATAATTAATCAAAAAATTACATTTATAAAGGGTAAACAATTTACTTTTAGTATTGATGGTGAGCCTGTAAGTTATGATGAACTACCAGAAGATTTTAAAGAGTGGTGTAAGGAAGTAAATCCTGAGGGAGCTTCTTTATATGATGTTTTTTGCGAGTGGATACAGTCTTATGTTATTACTGGTAATTACTACCCTCATATATTAAAAAGTGGAGATTATACTGCTTTATATTCTGAAGATGCTACAACAGTAAGAAAGTCAAAAGATGCTAAAATAGCATATTTATCAAACTTTTGGAGAGATATAAAATTAAATACATATCCTACAGATGAATACCCTGTAAATGAGTTAGAGTTTTACGATGGTACTAATCAAAAAGAGTTTTTAATTCATGGAATGAGAAAATATCCAGAGTTTAACTTTTATGGATTACCTGATTATGTAGGAGCTTTAGACTGGATTGATATTGAGTACAGAATGTCTAAGTACAATATTGATAAGTTTGATAATGGGTTTTTTCCTAGTGTATTAATTCAAATGTTCGGAGAAGTTCCTGATGGAATGAACGCTCAGCAGTATGTTGATAAGATTAAAGATAAATTTACTGGAGAGGCTAACAATGATAAATTTTTAGTAGAGTTATTAGATAGCCCTGAGCAAGCTGCAAGCATTAAAGAATTTGAAAGAGAAAGAGATGGAGAGTTTTTAGAACTATCTCAACTAGCTATTAAATGTATAGTTACTGCTCATCGTATTACTGGTAGTTTAGCAGGATTAGAAACAGCTGGTAAATTAGGAAGCAACCAACAGATAAAGGATGAATACGATAAGTTTATGAGTAGTGTTATTATTCCAGACTTTCAAGAGCCTTTATTAAATATGCTTAATAAGATTATTGCAAGAGATACTAAATACGGAAATATTAAAGTAGGTATTTTAAATGTCGCTCCTGTAGGTAATTCTGAAAGAGTAGATATTAATGGAGTAATTACTATTAATGAAGCTCGTAAAATGTTAGGTTTAGAGGAGTTAGAAGATGATAGAGGAGAGTTGTTTGTTAATCAAAATGCTGTAGCAAATATAGAAGAGGATAACAGCGAAGAAAAAGAGTTAGAAGATGGCGTATAATACTGAGATGATGACCTCAACAGAAGTGAGTACTGAGGCTATAAATGATAATTATTTTGATACTGCTTATTTTGATAAGTATATTTTAACTTCTCAAAGAAAGTATATTAAACCAGTATTAGGAGTAAAGTATTATGATGAATTATTAACTCAGATTGCTGGAGCTAGTTTAACAGGAGATAATACTATTATAGTAAATCAGTTTATAAAGCCAATGTTAGCTCATTACATAGTATATGAGGTATATTCTAAGGTGCATACACAGCTAACTAATCAGGGAGCAATGGAGAATGATACAGAGCAATCTAGTCAGGCTAGAAGCTTTGAATATTCACAGTCTAGAGATTTTTATATTAATAAGGCTGATTTTTGGAAAAAAGATATGATAGAATATATCAAAGAGGCTAAAGATGATGATTCTACTAAATTTCCTTTATTTGATGACTGTGATACCCCTCCTCAAGTAAATAAAAAAGGATTTATATTCTATTAAAATATGGCAATATTACATAAAAATATAACTAACTCTGCAGACATTCATAATCCTAAATGGCATCCAGATGCTAATAATGGAGATTACGCTTGGAGAAATGAGAAAGGAGAATTAGAGAGTTTAGATGAGTTGTTATTACCAGCTGCTTTAAATTTTGTAGATGGTAGTGTAGCACCTCCAACATCAAATAATAATGATATTTATGTATTATCTAGTGGAGGTAGTGTTAATGGTGGATGGGGCTCTGTTTCTTTACAAGACTGGGTTAGATATGATGGTAGTGTATGGTATGCTATAACACCTCAAAAAAGTAGTTTATGTTATGATAAGACTGCTGATAGTTTAATGAGTTTTAACGGTACTGCATGGGCTGCTATTGGCTCTGGTGGTGGTGGTGGAAATACTATCTATACTTCTGATGATACTATAGGGAGTGGGAGAGTAGCTACTATAACTGATACTTTGACTTTAGCTGGTGGTAAATTAGTGCTATCAAGTGTTAATGATGGTGTTTTATTAAATAGAGTGGATGACTCACAAATGGCAGCTATATCCGCTGATACTAATGAGATAGTTTTTAATACTGATAAAGAGGTTTTATACCGTTGGAGTGGTTCTGCATGGGTTGCTTTAGCTGCTGGTTTTGGAATTGTAGGAACAACAGATGTAACAGGAAAGCCAACTTTTTACGCAACAGTAAAAGCTGCTTATATTGCAGGGCAAGGAAGTATAAAATTATATTCAGACGTAACAGAAACAAGTGCGAACACAATTTCAATCGTTAGTGGTCGTGATATTGATTTAAACGGATATACATATACTTATGACGTTGCGGATAGTTCAGACGTTTTTGAAGATAATACTTCAGCAAATACTTTTAGAGTTATTAACGGTAGGATAATAAGAAAAAACGCAACGGGAGGATTTGTTTTTAATTTAGACCTTATTCAGACTCAAATTGACGTGATAAATGTTTATGTTGAAAGTGAAAACCAAAAAGTATTAAGTGTTAGGGGTACTTTTAACGGTTTTGGAAGTACGTTTGTAAGCAATAATTCAAGCGGTGCTGGTGTTTATTTTGGTTCGTTTGCAATAGTAACGGGAGGTAAATACATACAAAAAAACAACGGTTCAAACCAAACAATCGGAAGCGAATTAAAGAACGTTGAGTGGATTTGTGAAGGAAGCGGACAAAATACTATCGGAGGTAATCTTTTTAATTGTAGACTTATTGGAAATACTGGCAAAGGTGCTTATACTGGGGGTTTAACTAAAATATACGATTGTTACATTTATAGCCTTTCAGGTAATGCAATTGATTTAAGGGCAGGCTCTGAAGTCTATAATTCCACAATGATTTCAGACGCTTCTGTTTGTGTTGCTACTGGTGGCGTTAATACTAAGCTTTTTGGATGTAATATTTCTGGTTCAAATTCTCTTCATTCTGTTAATAATATATCTTTTATTGAAGATTGTGTTATTACAAATACAAACACAGTAACAGGTAAAGCAATTGAAATATATCAAGAGTCTAAAATAATTAATAATACAATTACAATAAATTCCGCAAATAACGCTATAAGAGTTAATTCTGCAGGTGCTGATTCTATATTATTAAATAATAATATTTTTATTACCGATTCAACAAAAGCAGGCGTTCAAAGTAGTAATTTTGACGCATATATTGCGGGCAATGATATTAAAGGAAGTACAAACGTTTTTGATTTAGGAACTGGTTCAAATTTATGGACTGCAACAAAAGATAGTCAAGGTAATTCAGGACAATTATAAAATTTAAGATATGAATGCAAATATTTACGAATACGGAGCCGATCCAAAAACGGGATTAAAAAGAAGGTTAATAAGGGATTCCGCATTAGTTCAAGAGGAGATGGATACAAACCAAAAGCCTAAAGCAGTAGTTTTTTTAAGGCTTCAAACTTATTTAGAGAATAATAATGAAATAGTAGTAGTTACTGATGTATCTGCTGGTTATGAAGTTATTAAGGGAGAAATTAGTTATGATGTTAATGGAGTTGCTTTACCTAAGCATATAATTAATCCAGAAACAGGAGAAATAACTACTCCTATTAATCCTGATACAGATGAGCCATACCCAAGAGATAACGGTTATGATAATATTATAGTTTTATCAAAACTACCTATATCTTTTGACAATGTATTAGATACTGGAATTAAAGAATACTACGGAATAGAATAAAAATAAAATGTTTATACATTTTTAATTTTTTTAATTAATATATTTAGATGATATGGATGATGCACTAACGATAGAGAATGTAATACAATTTATAGTATTAGTTAGTGGGTTGTTTGCTGGTTTTATTAGGTTCAATAATAAGACTGAAAAGAATGGATTGATGATAACGCAACTGGAGAAGGATATAAAATCTGTAAAAACTGAGAATAAAGAGAATTATAGCAGATTAGAGGAGAAAATAAGCGATGTAGAAGATGATTTAAAGCGTATTGCTTCAGATATTGGAGAGATAAAAGGCTTTATAAAGCAATTAAGCAAATAACTCATTACAATGGAGCTTACAATAATTAGAGATACTTATACAAGTAAAAGCACTATTGGTAAACTTTTCATAGATAATGTAGAGTTTTGTTATACACTTGAGGATATTGTAAGAGGAGAGGGAATAAAAGTTTATGGAGAAACTGCTATACCAGAAGGAGAGTACAGTATGACAATGAGCTATTCTAATAGATTTAAGCAGCTTATGCCATTACTTTATAACAAACCTGATTTAACTGTTAAGGATGACAAAGGAATATCATTTAGTGGTATTAGAATCCATTCAGGAAATAAAGCAGAGCATTCACATGGATGTATATTATTAGGATCATCAAAAAGCATAGATTTTATTGGTAACAGTAGAAAGACTTATAAAGAGTTTTTAAAGGTGTTAGGAGATTTTGATATATTAAAGATTAATATAATTAATAAAGTTCAGTTAAAATGAAAAAAGCAATTAGTGCAGTAGGTAAATGGTTTACTACTACAAAGGGTAAAACTGTGATAGATGGGATAGAGGCTGTTGGTAAAAACAAGTTAAATAAAAAGAAAGTAGGAATAGTTATAACGGTTATATTGGCTATATTGCTTCTTTGTGGGGCTATTTCTGAGGAAACATTTATCGGATTATTTGGCAAAATTAATTAAAAGTTTTTAGCTCTCTCGAGCTATTTTTCTTGTTTTTTGTTTGTTTGTTTTAGGGAGGGGTTGTTACCTCCCTTTTTTTATGTCTAAAAATATTTTTTTTAAAACTTGCTATTTGTATTAAAAAAGTATTATATTTGTAGTATACAAACAACAAAAACAAATAGACATGATTTACACAACATCACTTAAACATTACAAAAAACTTAAATCACAGGGTATAACTTGTCAATTAGTAACAAAACAATATTTAAACAAATAAAAACAAACAACATGAAAACAATTAAAGAAACATTAGCAGAAATCCAAAAAGCAGAAAACACTATATTCTCAGTAGAATTTATTAAAAAGGATGGTACAGTAAGAACTATGGTAGCTAGACTACATGTTAAAAAAGGTGTTAAAGGTACTGGAATGGCTTACAATCCAATAGAGAAAGGTTTAATACCTGTATGGGACATGCAAAAAAACGGATTTAGAATGATTAACCTAAAAACAGTAACTAAATTACAAATCAAAGGAGAGGAGCTTATTTAAGCTCTTCTTTTTATAAACTAGATAGCCATGTATATTAGAATAAAAAACAAAAGAATTAATTTTAATAATGTAGTTTGTTATAAGCCTATGAGTAAGCTTATTTACGGTAGAACTAATCATTATCAGCATTATTTAAGTTTAGATACGTTAGGAGATGATGTAAACTATGAAAAACAATCTATTGAGTTTGATACTTTAATAGAGGTTAATGCAATTATTAAGGAATTAGATGAACTTTTAGAGGTAAAAAGTATATGAAAGATCCAGCTTATAGATTATGCACAACTAGACAAAGAATAATAAGAGTAAATGCTTTGCCATTATGTAGTGATAAAGATTGTCCAGCATGTACTCAATTTAGTATTAGCTTAATTAGGTTATAACGCTCCTTGTATGGGGCTGTATGAATTATGCACTATACAAATTGTTGTGTGTAGTGCGGATTATTAACTAATAAAATTTATTAAGATGACTGAAATAAAAAACAAATTCTGCGAAATACAAAACCTAAAAAAAGGGGATTGGTTTATGTTGAATAACGGAGAAGAAATAAGAAATAAGTATAAATTTTTAGGTGAAGTAATACCAAAAGTTTATGGAGGTGCTTGTCCTAATGATGATAGAGATTTTGACTATGGAACTAAGGTTGAAAAAATTGATGGTTATGCTTTGTATTTGTTGCAAGGTGGTAGAGATTGGGATTAGCATTACACACAACGACCTTATAAATTAGCTTGAGCGACTGTTTGTGATTCGAGAATTGCAAATTGAATTTATAATAATGTTAAAATAATATTATATTAATAGTATTGTATTAAAATATTATTACTATATTTGTATTATACAAACAACAAAAACAAAACAAAATGCAAAAAGAAACAATGATAGTAAAGGTTATTTTAGGAGAAACTTCTGAGAGAGAATTTTTTACAAGAGTTACAAATTGGTACACAATGGGTGACTATAATAATCCTTGTGTTAATGAGTATGATATGGATGGTGGTATATGGGATTCTGAAGGCGTTATAATGAATAAACTAATAGAGAGATATGAAAGTGTCTTTAAAGTTGATTTCGGAGCTTTAGCAATAGAAGCTTTTAAAGATGAATTAACATGATTTTAAAACAAATAAATATGAATGATGATGATTTAGGGAGTTTTCTACATGAGAACTCCCAAAACTCTAATAAAGAGTTAGCAGATGAGATAAGAGCTATTAAAAAGCTTAGTAATAAGCATGATAATGTAGTTATCCATCAGGAGAAAAGAAGCATAAACAAGGCATCAGAAAAGCTAAGTAAAATAATTAAGGCTTTTGATAAGGATGCACAGCTATTAATAAACTTAAAAGACAAGACATGGCATCAGGATTAGAAAGAGCTTTAAAAACAGTAGATATAAAAGG